AGGCGCAGCGCAAGCGGGGCCGCCCGTCCGTGACGTTTGAGGAGGGCGACAACGACGATGTTTGAGCTAACAGGCGCAGTCCAGAAATTCAAAAACATCAACGGCGAGTACGTGCCGTTTGTGATGGACGCGGCTGGCAATTTGCGACGTGCTGTTTGGGCACCGCAGCCGGGCTCGCAAGTCTTCTTCCTCGCAGACCCCACCGTGGAGGTTCTCTACGAGGGGACACGCGGCCCGGGCAAAACAGACGCGCTCATCATGGACTTCTGTCAGGACGTAGGCAAGGGTTATGGCGCCGAGTGGAAGGGCATCATCTTTCGTCAGTCCCATCCGCAGCTGCGCGACATCATTGAGAAAAGCAAGAAGTGGATCAAGCGCATCTGGCCCGATGCGATCTACAACGAAGTGAAGACCATGTGGGAGTGGCCCGGCGGCGAGCGTCTCTACTTCGCGCATTTCAATGTCCGCAGCGATTACGACAACTACCACGGCCACGCCTACCCGTGGATTGGCTGGGAAGAGTTGACGAACTGGCCGAACCCGGACTGTTACAAGAGCATGTTCTCTTGCTCGCGGTCGACCATCAAAGGCATGCCGCGCAAAATCCGTGCGACGACGAACCCCTACGGTGTTGGGCACAACTGGGTCAAGTCGCGCTGGCGCCTGCCGATCAACGGCGAGATGGGCCCCAACGGGACGCGCCCGTGTGTTGGGCCGATCATTGCCGGCGAGATCGATGAAGAGGGAAACAAAGAGCCGCCGCGTCGCGCCATTCACGGCTATCTCGACGAGAACCAACTGCTGCTGCATGCCGACCCCGAATACAAAGGACGTATCGCCGCCGCCGCGCGCAACGCATCGGAAAAAGCAGCGTGGCTCGATGGATCATGGGACATCGTCGCAGGCGGCATGTTTGATGACATCTGGTATGAGAACCGCGACACGATCGTCATGGAGCCCTTCGACGTGCCGAAGGGGTGGAAAATCTATCGAGCCTATGACCACGGCTCTTCGAAGCCGTTCGCGGTCGGCTGGTTCGCGCTGAGTGACGGCACCGACTTGACCCTGCGAGACGGCCGCACACGCTCCACGGTGCGAGGCGATCTCTTCCACGTCCACGAATGGTATGGCTGGCGCGGGCAGCCGAACGAAGGCTCGCGCATGCTGGTAGCCGATATCCGTGACGGGATTATCCAGCGCGAGATCAAATGGGGTCTGCGCGCACAGGATGGTTCATGGACCCGGGTCAGCCGAGGCCCGGCCGACAGTTCGATTTTTGACGACAACACCAACGGTTCTGATGTGTCGATCGCGAACGACTTCGAGAAGCCGACCACGATCAACGGTGTGAAATACAAGGGCGTGTTCTGGGAGAAGGCCGACAAGGGCACCGGTTCGCGCGAACAAGGTTGGGAGCAAATCCGCAAGCGGCTGAAGGCTACGGCCCGGCCGCCGGGTGGCTTTCGCGAAGTGCCCGGCCTGTTCGTCACGAAAGACTGTGTGCATTGGCTACGGTGCGTGCCCGTCCTGCCACGTGACGAGTTGAAGATCGACGACGTTGACGACGAGAGCGAAGATCATAACGGGGATATGACCCGATATATGCTTCGGTACGAAGTCCGGACCATGAGGACCGGCCGCGCAGGCGCTTGACGATATGGTTAACACGTGCTACAGGGGCCCGGCCCCCAGATAGGATCAATCATGGCTCTTCCCGATCAGCACCCTCAGTACGTTGAACGTCTGGGCGAGTGGATACAAATGCAAGACACCTACGACGGGCAGCGCGCTGTCAAGTCGAAGCGGCTCGACTATCTTCCCGCGACGGAGGGCATGGTTCAAGACGGCATGACGACCCCAACATCGCCGGGTTGGAAAGACTACGAGCGCTACCTGATGCTCGCCTACTTCCATGACGTGGTCCGCGACGCGGTCAAGGCCATGGTCGGCATCATGCACGACAAACCGGCGACGTTCAAGTTGCCGCCGAAGCTTGATGACTTGGTCAAGAAGGCCACTCGTCAGGGCGAGGGCCTGCAGATGCTGTTGCGCAAGATCAACGTCGCGCAGCTGGTCAAGGGCCGATGTTGCTTGCTTGTGGACGCACCGGACGGTGTGGACGCGGACAAAGCTCTCCCGTATTTTACGTTCTACGAACCCGAGCGCGTCATCAACTGGGACGCGGGCTCGCTCAATGAAGGCCGCGAAGAGCTTGACCTTGTCGTGATCGACGAGGGAGGCTATCGCCGCGAAGGCTTCACGTGGAAGACCGAGCGTAAGTATCGCGTCCTCACGCGCGGCGGCGCTCCGTCGCTGGAGAGCGGCTGGGTACGGCCGCCCGAAGGAGCGCCATTCGCGGTCGCTGTGAAGGTCAACGACACTTCGATGCCGATCGTCGAAGACTTCGTCGTCCCTGCAATCGCAGGCCGCACGCTTGATGAAATCCCGTTCGTCTTCATCGGCGCCAATGATCTAGTGCCCGAGCCGGAAATTTCGCCGCTGCTCGGCCTCTCCAATCTTGCGCTTGCAATCTATCGCGCCGAAGCCGACTACCGGCAGACGCTGTATCTGCAGGGTCAGAATACGCTCGTTATCATCGGCGGCGCCGTCGACGAAGCTGCACCGGGCGAGTTGCGCGTCGGCAACAAGGGCGTGATCGATTTGAAGATCGGCGGCGACGCGAAGTATATCGGCGTGTCGGCAGCCGGTCTCGGCGAGATGCGCCAGTCGCTGGAGAACGACAAGACCGCCGCAGCCGCTGAAGGAGTGGCTTTCTTGGACGTCGGCAATGCACGGGGCGAGAGTGGCGAAGCTCTGCGCATCCGCGTTGCTGCGCGCACGACCACGATCTCTTCCGTGGCGCAGGCCGGCGGCGCTGGCCTTGAGCGAGCGCTGCGGTTCGCCGCGGAGTGGGTCGGCGAGAACCCGGATGACGTGCATGTCATTCCTCAGACCGACTTCGCCGACCAGACGGTTGCGGGTGCTGCGCTGCTCGCGTTCATGCAGGCTAAGCAGCTTGGGTTGCCGCTGTCCCTGCGATCGATGCATCGCATGATGCAAATGAACGACATGACGGAGATGGACTTTGAACAAGAGAACGCTCAGATTGAGGAGGAAGCCTCCTCAATGCTTGGTATCATGGTCAGCCCTTTCGGGGGTGGCACCATTACAGACGATACGTTCTTGGATGACGGGATTGACCCGGTCCCTGCTCCGGGAGCGGGTACTCCACCAGCGCAAGGCGGTGCTCCGGGCGGCGGTGCTCCAACGCCGGGCCAACCGGTACCGGGCCCCGCAGCGACCACCCCGCCTAATTCCAACGTGCCGATCAAGCCGACCGCTCGCGCAAAGGGACACACCCGGGGCTCGCCGGTCCCCCTGAAACGCAAGGTAGGAAAGAAGGGCGCCAGCAATGGACAATGATAGCGGGCGTGATCCTCACGCTCAACATATTATCCGCACGTTCATGGAGGCGATCAACCATATCGATGAGAGCGAACCGAAAATTCGTGACCTGATCGAAAGTCGCCTCATGGACGTGGCCGGGCTGCCCGGCAAGGTGAAAGGCACCGTGGCTATCGGCAAGCAACTCGCCAACGAGATCGCGGTCATTCGTCACCATCACATTGTCCGCGCGTTCCGGCATTTGAGAGAGCATCTTCCCAGTGACATATGATCCCGCGCAAGCGCGCAACAACCACGGCGAATTCGGCACGACCGATGTCCCCCTGAAGGGGGCGGAGGCCGCGAGCGCAGCCGTGACGCAACAGCCCATCAACCCGCAGGCGCAGCCGGTGAAGGCCGCCGCGCATGAGGGAGCAGCTACGCCAGAGGAGGCCGCGGTGCAGGCAGACAAAGTCGCCGCCGGCCATCAGCCGCTGGAGGGCCTGCCGCAGAAGCCGATCGAGTTGAACGGCCAGTGGTATGTGCCGGGGCCAATCGGTCGGCTGAAGGATGCGGCCGATACCTACATGCAGGGCGCAGGCCTGCCGTACAGCCCGTCGACCGACTACGCGAAGCTCGACAAAGACCGCGCAGGCCGCATCGCCAGCGCATTCGAGGCGGAGAAGAACGACCCGACCGACCCGAAGGTCAAAGCGAGCTACGAGGCGATGGTCAAGGAGACCCTTGCGCAGTGGGAGACGCTGAAGAGCACCGGCTTGCAAGTCGAGTGGGTGAAGCCCGGCCAGACCGACCCGTATGCGCTCTCGCCCCGCCTCGCCGCGATGGACGTGAGCACCAATAACCATTGGTGGGGATTTCCCACCGATCTCGGCTACGGCTCTGCAGGCGGCGACGCGAGCAAGGACAACCCGCTGCTGCGCCCCACCGGAGAAGTTATCGGCGGGCGCGCGGTCGTGGCGAATGACGTCTTCCGCATCGTGCACGACATGATGGGCCACATGAAGGAAGGCAA